TCAGTCGCCGTAATACTCGCAGCCACTGGTGCAGGTCTCATGGATACGCACCTTGCTCAGTTCTGGCAGCAACGGCTTGACCTGGTCCCAGATCCATTTGGCAATCACTTCGCTGGTCGGGTTCTCCAGGCCAGGGATGTCATTGAGGTAGTTGTGGTCTAGCTGCTCGTACAGCGGCTTGAAAATCGCCTTGATCTCCGAGAAGTCGCGAATCCAGCCGGTATGCGGATCCAGCTGGCCGGTCAGGTGCAAGGCAACCTTGAAGGAGTGGCCGTGCAGGCGCCCGCATTTGTGCCCGGCGGGCACATTCGGCAAGCGGTGGGCCGATTCGAAGGTGAACTCTTTGAAAATTTCCACTGGTGAACCTGTAATGCTGGTGGGGTAAGGGCTTGAGCGGAATTGTCTGATTCGATGTACTGCTCAATGTACTGATTGGTCGTCGCTGGGCTCAAAAGAGGTCATCCATTGAGAGATGTCCGACTGCCGCCAGGCGACCGAGTTGGGTCCTATTCTAACCTGTTTTGGGAAGGTGCCTTCCCGGATTCTGCGATACACGGTGTTCCGGCCGATGCCGGTCACGTGCAGCACCTCATCGAGGCGCAGGAAGCGATCAATGTTTCTGCGTGGCGCATATGTGGTCTCCACGCCGCCGGTAGCGGCACAGTAGTGGGAGCCAGGACTAGTCCCAGTCCTGGCTGAGGCTGGTGGGTGTGGGCGGGATTGTTTCGAGGGTGGCCAGATCGAGCAGGGTGAAGTACCCGTCGTCCTGTGGTCGCCAACCAATGGTGTCGATGTGAAGTACGTTGCCGAGCGTCGCCGGCTTTCGCAGCGGGATGTGTCCGACCACCAGAGCCCGCAGGTCGTGCACGCCCTCGGTCTCGCCAAGCTCAATGCGGCTGCGCGACCACATGCAGGTGTTCTGGGTCAGCTTCAGCTGCTTGGCGGTCTCTGGCGTTTCAAGACCGGCTAGCAACTGATCCCAGGATGGGAATGGGCAGTCGGCGTGCACTACGCCTACCAGGCCGCCGGGCGTCTCAACCTCTATAGCGATCGGCAGTTCGCGGAACTGGGCGGCGAACTCGCGCTGCTCATCCCAGGCCAGGCCAGCGAACCAGGCGCCGCCGTTGTAGACCCAGTTGTCGACGTCGCAGGTATCGAACCGGCAGACGTAATCGTCATGGTTACCGCGCACTGGGTGAAACCAGGACTTGGCCAGCCAGGCGAGGACGTCGAGGCACTCAGGGCCACGGTCGACCAGGTCGCCAACGCTGAACAGGCGGTCAACTGCCGGATCGAAGCCAGCCGCGTCCAGAGCGCCCTGCAGCCGGGTGAAGTGCCCGTGAATGTCGCCGACCGCGTAATCGCGGCCAGCCGTGTTCCTGGCGAAGCGCTTGATGCGCACCACCTCGATGTTTTCGAGCATGCAGAATCCTCGCCCGCGCATGTCGGCGGGCTTGAAGTGGTCGGCGTGCCAGCGCTCGCCCAAGCCGTTGCCGCAATAGGCGCAGCGACCGCCGTACTTCAAGCAGACCTGCTCATGCTCAGCTTTCTTCAGGCGCACGGGTGCTCCTTGGCCGCCATATCGCGGCAGTGAATAGATGGGAGAGGGGGAGGGGTGTTGCTACGGAACGCGGACCCACCAGGACTGCGCATAGGCCACGCCGTCGATAATCTCGATGCCGGTGAACGTCGCACCCATACTCGACATACCCGTCATCACCGCTTCGTACCGCGGCGGCAGGGGAGGTTTTCCGGGCATTGTGTGGTGCAGGTGAGCAGAGTTGGACGGCCTGCCCAGCGGCGCGAATTCATCCAGGCGCAGGTGCACGTCGCCGCGGATAAGGCGCGGATCTCCTTCTGGCTACGCGGCACGCCGCGCACACGCATTGGAACGATGAGGAAGTGCATAGAGAGAACTGTTCAAATAAACAGTATTTTGTTCCCGCTTCGCTCAGCCGTCGATGGCGGTTCGTCGGGTGGAGTACAAATGTTCTCTATAGCGCGAGCTCGGTCTGTGGCTCACGTTGCCAGATTGGTGAACTGGTGTGCGCCTCGATGCGATCAGCGATTACGCTGGCTCGCTGGCCGGCAGACGGAGGGGCATACATACCGAACCGACTGACGCTGCCGCCGTTCACCGCGGCGTTTGTGCTGCCGGCGGATGCCAGGGGGAGACTCTGGAATATCGCGGGATCAAGCATTCGAAGGCCGTGCAGGCGGCACAGTGGACGGCCCTGGTCGTCGCAGATGGCGTCCATGGCTGAGCCCATCCGCTTCCACCAGGCGGCGGTGCCGGGTGACCGCCACTGCCCGGAACTGCCCAAGGCGACCGTGCGCCAGGACTTGGCCAAGCGCTGCAGACGCTCGATCGACTCATGCATGTGCCAAACCGGCACGCCCGGCAAGTGGCCAGGCCATTGCTCCAGAAGGCGATCGTTGGCATCTTCGTCCCCATCGATTACGTCAGGGATCAGCGCCCAGTCGAAGCCGGGATGCCGGTGCCAGTCATCCACCCAGCGGGCGTATCCGTCCACATCGACCTGGCCGCCTTTCTTCCATACGGTGAACGCTCCGTTGTCGAAGACGAACGATTGACAGGCCTCGGCGACGATACCCATATCGTCCTGCCGCGGGAAAGGCACCAAGGCGTGCCGACCGGCCAGCAACCTGGCTGCGTCCTGTCGGGTACCGCCTATGGGCGTGCCGTGGTAGTGGATCATCCGCTCAGCCTCACCGTTTCGATCTCGACGCCCTGGTGCACCGCCTTGATCACCTGATCGCCACCGAAGCGCTCGGCCAGGCCGTCGGCGATCTGCTCGTGCCAGCCCTCCTTGATCAGCGCGGTTGCGGTTTTGATGCGCTCGACGCGGATCATCTCTTGGCTGCGAATCTCCAGGCGGTAGACGATGATCTCCTCATCGCTCGGACAGGTCGCGGTGAACGTGTGCCGGTAGGTGTTGCTGGATCGGTTTTCTGTGGGCATGGGGATACCTTGCCGCTTACTATTAGCGGCTGAAAATTGGAGGGACAATGCTCAACGATTATGGGAAAAACTAGTGAAGCCTTGGCTATCGGTTCAGAATTTTGTATTGGCTTTCGCGTTAATTTTTGTGGGCAGCCTGATAATCAGGGTCAATGATTTGACAAGCTCTGAAATTGCCAGCTGGGTTCAAGCCGTCGGCTCAATTTTGGCTATTATCGGGGCGCTTGCTGTTAGTCGAGCACAGGTTTCAAGCCAGAACGCGGTAGCGTTTGGGCAAATTCAACATCAGATCGATATGAAAAAAAGGTCTGATCGAGATCGTGCTGAAGCATTTCTAGCAGTGGTAGATTGTGCTGCAACCCTCTGCAATGCGGTGTACCAAACTACAATCCAAGATGGTTCGGTAGGCACTCTAATGAGGGGTTGGACCTCTCATATGCGAGAGGTCAGCCAATCAAGCCTGCTAGCGCTTCGGAACTTACCTGTCCACGAATTAGGATCGTATGAACTTGTGGTTGCCCACGGTACGGTACTAGCAGCATTTGTTGAGTTCATTGCAGAGGTTGATATTGTTTCAGGCGGCCGGCGAAGCGTTAAAGTACCTGAATCTCATGGGGTGTTTGGTGGGATGGCGATGCAAAATGCATTGATGCAGGCTGGATTCGGTACGTTCAAGGATGCGCATATTGCGAAACATGGCCCGCTATCCGAGTAAAGACGTGACTTTTTTCATGCAGGCGCCGCCCTCGCCGGGGAGGCGTTATCGTTGAATAGGGGAAGACGCTGGCGGGCAGCGCCGGAGGGTCAGGCGGCTTTCATCATAGCCTCGATTACACGCTGCCCAGCGAGCGGCGGTACCGCGTTGCCGGCCATGTGCATGGTCAGCCGGTGGTTGTCCGGGCGCAGGGTGCCGGCCGGGAACGACATGGCGGCCAGGCCCTCGTCAGCGCTGAGCATCCGCATGCGGTCGCCATCGACCAGAGCCCAGCGATCCACCGTGGTAATCGTGCCGATCGGCCGGATGATGTCGCGCCCGGTGGTGCCGGAGCCTTTGCCGTAGTAGGGCATGATGAACCTGTCGCCGAACCGGGCTCGGCCATTGCGTACCCGGTCGAGGGTGGCCTGGGCCTGACCTGGCTTCTCGATCTGCGACCAACGGCCGGTGTCGAAGTCGAGGAAGCTGCTCGCCGGTACATGGAGCTCCCGCGGTAGCTGAAGCATCAGCGGCGCCTTGCTGCGGGTCAGCACCATGAACAGGCGCACGCGATGCTGTGGCACGCCCAGGTCGGCGCAGTCCACGATGTGAGGCGCCGCCTGATAGCCCAGCGCTTGAACAGCCTGTAGCCAGGCCGGGTAGAGCACCCAGTCGGTGAACTCCGGCACGTTCTCGATCACTGCTGCCTGCGGCCGGTGGAATTCCAGAGCCGATACCGGTGCCCAGGCTGTCGAGCGCGATGCGTCGTGCTCAGGGTTGCCCGACTTCTTGCCGCGGGCCTTGGCGTGACCCTGGCAGCATGGCGAGGCCAATAGGATGTCGTGCGCCGGCACTTGCTCCCACCGGGCCTGGTGCAGGTCCTGGCAGACGTGCTGCGTGTCGGGGTGATTAGCGCTGTGCCATTCAACGGCTACCGGCCAGTGGTTTGCTGCCCAGAGTACCCGGACGCCTGCGGCGCGCGCGCCGGTACTCCATCCGCCGAGGCCGGCGAATAGGTCGATTGCTGTGATCATTCTAGGTACTTCCTGGTAACCGGCTAACGGAATAGAATGCCCGTCCGTTACTATGAGCGGCAGGCAAATGTCGAATTGGTTTCAAGAGCACCCAGTGTTTACAATTATTGGGCACACATTGGTTGTGGCTACTGCTACATGGGTTGTGTCTTTTTTCGTAATTGATGAAAATAAAGTTAATTTATACAAAGCCAAGGCCGAAAATGCCGAGTCGATGTCAGCCCAGTTTCAGTCAAAGATTTCAGTGCTAGAATTGGAACTCGCAAAATTAAAGGCCGAGAATGGGAGATATCTATCTTGGCTTGCAGCTGAGCCTAAAAGCTTTCCAGCCCTCGAGAAAAAAATATCTGAGCTAGAGACAGGGCTAGCTAAGTCGCAAGCCAAGGCTGCTTCTGAGGCAGTTGAACCTAGCAAAAAAGACTCCATGCCTGATCAGGTTTATGAGTTCTCCAAGGATTTCGCGCGCGGCGAGTCTTTTGTTGACCCTAAAACCAAAGCGATAATCGGGATATCATCGATTGCTATGGATAACTCCGCAAAGGGAACTCTTCATTTGCCCGGTGGCGAACCTATAGAGTTGAAGGAGGTTAAACCTGGTTCAACATGGATTTTTAGTAAGGGTGGGGTGCGTTACCAGCTCACCATGGAAACTGTGAACTGGATAAATAATTCATTAAAAGCATCTATATCTGAAGTGACCGATTGATGGCAGGTTAGATTTTCGACTTGAAGGGTCACGCCGGAGGGTCAGACCGGGTTAGTGAGTGGCAGCGGGATCTGGGCTTGATCGTCTATACCAGCAGGGCGAACTGTGTTGAACCCTTCGTCTGCCGCCGAAAGAGCCTCGATCCAGTGGCCTTCGCGTTGAGTGATGTAGGCCGCTCGATTGGTGCAATCTGCCGGGTAGGCGATCACCTCGAGCACTGAGAACTCCCAGTCAGTGATATCGGAGCCGCCCAGGGCCGCGTGGAACTTGCAGCTGGTTGGGTTGCTCAGGTGTTGCCACCACCGCAGCGTGAATGGCTGCGTAGTCTGGCCGACGTAGATGCGGTCGCTGGACTTCTGTCGCACCTGGTAGATCACCGGTGGCGAACGACCCTCGCTTGCCAGGCGGAACTCTGAAAGGTCACGAAACATGGCCGCCGCTTGGCACGCCTCGGTGCAGTAGTCGTGGCTTTTCGTTTCAGTGTGTGGGTCGTTGTATTTGTCGATCAACTTGAAGACCGTGCCGCACTCCTTGCATGGCCTGTTTTCGAAGCGACCCAGCAGGTAAGTGTCGTGTTCGTCGATCGGCTGGATGTGTAGCAGATACTCGTGCGCGTCCATGTCCTTGCGAAGTACCCGCGACGGGAACTGGCGTTCGTATTGTTCCTCGACCACGGCTTTCGCTACCTTGCGGTCAGGCGCTTCAACCATGCCGCTGAACACTGGCGGCCAAGCCCATTCATCCTCGCCGTATGCGTTTTTGGCCGGGCGTCGGCCCTTGATCTGGTAGTAGAACTTGATCATGGATGCTCCATGCAGGCCGCCGGGGTGGCGTGATTCGTTGAAGTGGGGTATTGGTGTCGCGCTTATTTCAAGGAGAGCGCTGTGGAGTGGTATGAATCGTTGTTTTTGCAGGCATGTGGCCATGTACTGACCCAGTCGCGGGTAGCCAATCTTCGTAGAGTCGATGGCGTGTTGAATCTGGATATCGCATCCACTCGTGACCTCGTCGCCTCATATCAACGCGGCGTTGCATTGGTGTTCAGCGCTTCAAAAGTGAAGGAGAAGCTTTCCGAAGGTGCAGATAGTGTTCTTCTGCTTCTTGTCCACGAGCATCAGTGTAGTGGTCAACTGATCCCGGACACTGAATTGAGTTTTTCCTCTGCGACCGCAGGCGGTAGCCCTTCGTTGAATTGATGCGGTCGCCGCCAGTTGTACTGCTCCATCAAAAACCGACTGATATCTTGCTTTGCCAGCACAGCGCTCATGTAGCCCACCGTCGGTATCCATTCAGTCTTCAGGCTGCGAAATAGCCGCTCCATCGGCGCGTTGTCGTGGCAGTTGCCGCGCCGACTCATGCTCTGCGTGAAGCGGTATCTCCATAGTCTCTGGCGGAAACTCCGGCTGCCGTATTGGCTGCCCTGGTCGCTGTGAAACAGCACATTCTGAGGCCGACCACGCTGCTCATAGGCCATATCCAATGTCTTGATCACCAGGTCGGCATCAGGCTTGGCTGAGAACGCCCAACCAACAACACGCCGGGCACAAAGGTCGATGACAGCCGCCAGATAGTGCCATTGGCCTTCAGCCCAGACGTACGTAATGTCACCGCACCAGACTTTGTTCGGGGATGCCACGCTGAACCCGCGATCAAGCACGTTCGGCATATCAGGCCGCTCCACGGTAGCCTTTTTGTAGGCATGGGAGCCCGGCTGTTTGCTGATCAAGTTCAGCTCGCGCATCAACCTACGTACCTTGAATCGCCCGATCTGCATGCCGTCCTCTTTCATCATCAGCATGATGCTCCGGCTGCTCGCAGCGCTTCGGCTTTGCGTAAACAACTCGTTCACGCGGCTACGCAAGACTACTCGTTCGGCATCCGGATACCGACGTTTCCGGCAGTACGCGTAGTAGCAAGATCGGGTGACATCAAATACCGAGCACAACAGATCAACAGGCTCTTGAGCCCGCAGTTGATCGATTAACGCGAACGCTCGTGTTCCTCGGCCATCAAGAGCGCGGTGGCCTTCCTAAGAAACACCATCTGCCGGTTGTAGCGTAAAACCAAACTCGGCCGCGCGCCGATACAATCCTTTCACCACTCGCTCCCGATATTTTTGCTCGTAATGATCGGCTCCCGGGTCTTGATAATTCATGCCGAAACGCATGGCGTTGTAGAACAGGATGGCGATCTTTCGCGCAGTGGCCGTGACGGCTTTGGCTTTACCGATTCGAGCCGCGAGACGTCGATAGAACGCCCCCAATGCCGTATTGGTTCTGCCGACGGTTACTGCTGCAAGCCGTAAGTGGGCGGTCACTCGATTTTTGGTTTTCCGGGTATGCGCCGAAAGTACCTTGCCACCACTGATGCGGCAGCCGGGGGCGAGCGTCAACCAAGAGGTAAAGTGGTGGCAGGTGCGCCATCGGCTTAAATCCGTGCCGCACTCGGCGACCAGTCGTAGCGCCAGATAGGGGCCGATGCCGTGGATCTGCGTCAGATCGACTCCGACCAATTGATAGAGCAAGGTACGGACATCGAAGTTGAGCGCATTGGGTTGCCGTGTGTTGTGGCGTGGTTTTGGCAACGGCTCGGCTGGAGCTACCTTTTGCTGAGAGAGTGCCATCAATGTTTGCGCAATCTGCTGATCACAAACAACGACTTGCGCCTGATAGGCGTCATACATGGACAGCGCCTGCGTCAAAGCGAAAACGTGCTCGGGCTGGTAGTTGCCGACCAATGACGCTTCAATTACATCAATACCAGCCTTGCAACGCTTGTCGCTCATCGCTGCTAGTGAAGAAGGATTACGCTCGCCTGCGACAATAGCCCGGATTATCCGCATGCCTGTCAATCCGGTGATATCGGCTACGACGTGATGCAATTGCAGGTTCATGTGCGTGAGAGCTTTTTGCATGTGCTGGATATGTGCTGCGGCATAGTCGAGATGACGCTCGCGCAGCCTCAAGTAACTGCGTAAGGCCGAAATCTCTTGGGTTGGATGAAAGCTAGCGCGCAGCAAACCGCAAGCATGGAGTCGTTGTATCCACTGTGCATCATTCACATCGGTTTTACGCCCTGGCATGGCGCGAGCCTCACGGGCGTTGGCCAGTACCACCCGGAGACCATGCGTTTCCAGTATTTCGTAGACGGGAATCCAGTAAACGCCGGTCGACTCCATCGCAACGGTGGTGATGCCGAGATTCACCAGCCAGTTGGCCATGCGCTCCAAGTCAGCCGTGAACGCCTGGTAGGTTTGAACAGATTCTTTGGCCAGATCGGCGGGAACGGCCACAACATGGAAGCGTGAGCCAATATCAATGCCGGCTGCGCGATCATGAATAACCGGTAGCCCACGCTGCTTGAGATCGTGCTTTTTCATGAGCACCTCCAGTCAAGTTGACTGGACGGGGACTCGGATCAAATCACCTTCCTAAACGGGGTCACGAAACGCGCCACCACTAACGGGTCCGCAGCTTCCCCTGGGTCAAGTTTTTTGACGGGGACTTAGCCTCCAAAAAGCCAGCGACCACTGTCCAGTGGGGTAAGTGTAGAGCACGGTGTTTCTAGTCCAGTGGGCCACGGAGTGCCGGGGAGGCGGTTTTTTAAGATCGATTTTTCCCGTTCCAGCCGATTGATACGGGCTTCGAGTTCCTGGATTTTTTGCTGCTCAGGTGTCAGAGCCTTGCTGGAGGGAGTAACACCGCTACGTTCTTGCTGAAGCTGGCTCACCCATCGACGAAGCGCCGATTCGACCAATCCGAGCGAACGGGCGGCTTCGATATGGCTGTAGCCTTGGTCGAGCACCAGGCACGCAGCCTCGCGCTTGAACTCAGGGGTAAAGGTACGACGTTGCTTGGTCATCAGACACCTCTCTATGGCGAGCATTCTCGCCTAAATGGGTGTCCGGTTTCATTAGACCACTACACAGTTTTATAACGCGATGGAAAAGCTGAAGAAGGAACAAGATGTCGTCCTTAGCGCAACATTGCGAACTGACGCCAGATCGAGCGATTTCTCCAACTACCACGTCGACGTTGCCTTGGTCAGGAAGACTTCAGCTGTTGCCATGGGCATTGCCCACTAACTGGTCAGACACGAACTCGCTGGCGGACAGCGCCCGAGGGTCAGGCGACGCGAACCTTGAAGGACAGCATGGCCGTAGCGTCGTCGTTAAAGCACTCGGCCAGCTCTTGGTAGGCCCGGTATTTGGCCTGGCTGCAGGTTGCTGCCCACACGCGCTGCACGTAGTGGCGGGCATCGCCAAGCGTGTACCGGACGTCATCCCAGTCATACATGCCGTTGGTGAGCACTTCCCACTCCTTGAGCGGCAGCTTCTCGGCCATCTCGCCGTACTGCATCTCCCAGGTGGGGTGGTAGTTGCGAATGCGCTTCTTCGGATCGCTGTCGAGGATCACCCCGATGTAGTGGCCTCGATCGGCGATGATCACGCCTGGCTCGCCGTTGGCGATCACGCAGCGCCCGACCTCAGCCGGCACGTCGTATGCGCGGCGAACGTAGTCACAGTTGTAGTTGCTCATGGCTTTCTCCATGCATGCGCCGCCCTCCGTGGCCGGATGCGGCATGGTGGCAAATTAGGAATGAATGGGTTAATTAGACCTCTCCACCCAGTGAGGAAGAGAGACATGGCTGAATTGCTAGAGGATGTAGTAGGCGTAAATAAGGCCGGCTTGGTTTGTCATCCGTACAAGCTCACCCGCGGCAAAAAGGCGGGTCAATACAGCTATACGCTTGAGACGGATAACAATCTCAACTACATCGGTATCGATGAGGCTGGCCTCCGCTCTTTGATTGAGTCTGGTGCATTCAACGAAAAGGGTCGGATTCGCATGTTGCCCGCCAGCTGTCCTCCGGGTGCAGTCGGCAACGCTTTGTCAGTCCGCCGTTATCAGGGAAAGCCGATGCCGATTCGCTGAAATTTGGCATGGTGGAAATTTGGTTTGGGATGGGGTATTACGGGTGGCCGGCATGGGGCCGGAATCAAACGGAGTTGGAAATGCCTATCTTCAAGATCGACCCTATCGAAATCAAAGTTTCTAACGGCCACACCGCGATCATTACAGGCATCAACCCAGCAAGCACGGATACGCTTGTTGGTTATGTTCTGCTTACCAACGGGGAGAACCCCGAAATCAGCTGGGACCTGAACGGAAGGGCCAGGGGGCATGAAACCTCTTTCAACTTGAATCTGGAGCAAGTCGACGGCGGCGTGTTCGATGAACTTGAACAGTCCGCGCTGCACCTGATGCTCCCTCACGTTAAAGCTCAACTTTGAAATGACTTTCGGGGGATGCTATCTAGCCCCCTGAATCCTACTGAGTCGTCCGGATGCTTTGCGTCTCAGACCTGGATCAGGCCTGTTCTGCGAGCAGGATCAAGCCGGTATCGTCAGGGTCGTCGCCGAGCTCCGGGCCGGGCGAGCGCAGCTCGCGGCTCAGCCTAAACTGGTCGAGCTTGCGCACCACAGAACTCGAAAGCTTGATTTCGTGGCGCGGCGCGCTGAGGAAATGGCGGGCAGCTTCAGGCCCTAATTCATGGATGCGGTGGATCAGCAGGGTCATTGCCTCGCCGTTTTCCTCGACTTCGGCCCATTCCATGATCTCGGCCAGGGCCTGGCGGGTGCCTTGGCCGGCCTTCATCCGCAGGTCTTCAATGCCGACCTTGGTCTCTTTCTTTCTGCGTCTCTTGTCGCGCTCTTGCGGCGTCATCGCCATACTGCACCCCCTTTAAACCGCTGGGCGGCAAGTGAACGTGCAACTGCCGGCGGCGCTGCTGCACTCTGTTGTTGAGCCGATTCGGAACTGGCCGTGCTGGCCACGAACGAAGAGGGGCGGCTGCGCAAGCAGGCCCAGGCGGTGCAGACCTACACCAGCGCGCTGGATCAGCAGGTGAAGGCTCTGCGCTTGCAGGGCCAGCGATCTGCTGAAGGACTCGGCCTGGGCGACCGGCAGCGCGGCCTGCAGCACCAGCAGAACGGCATCGCCGACCGGATCAACCAGCAGAAGCTGGACCTGGCCAACCAGTACGGTGACGGCTCCCGCGGCATGAGTCTTGACGAGTACAACCAGAAGCTCGCGGCGCTCGACAAAACCCAGCTTGATCTGCAGGAAACTGCGATCGCCAACTACAACGACATGACCACTGCCCAAGGCAGCTGGAGCGCCGGCGCTTCGTCGGCATTCCAAAACTACCTGGAGTCGGCCCGTGATGTCGCCGGCCAGACCAAGAGCCTGTTCACCAACACCTTCAGCTCGATGGAAGACTCCGTCGCGAACTTCGCCATATCCGGCAAGTTCTCGTTCGCCGACTTCACCAAGTCGATCCTGGCGGACATGGCGCGAATTGCCACCCGGCAGGCTACCTCAGGGCTGCTGTCGAGCATTGCCGGCAGTGCGCTGGGCGCCTGGTTCAGTGGCGGCAGCGCACCTACCTCTGCAGGCTCAACCCAGGCCGGCTACAGCCCGGAGATCATGGACAACTTCGTCTCTGGTCAACGTGCCGCTGGCGGACCGGTAGCGGCGAACTCGCTCTACCAGGTCAACGAACTGGGACCGGAGCTGCTGAATCAGGGAGGGAAGACCTACCTGATGATGGGGGCCGAGGGCGGTACGATCACGCCGCTGGGAGCTGGGCCGCTATCCGCTGCGGCAGCAGGAGGGGGCGGCAGTACCGTGATCCATGTGTCGGTGAGCATTGATGGCGAGGGAAATGCCGCATCGTCGACCGACACCGCTGGATATGAGCAGTTCGGCAGCGAGCTCGCGACGTTTGTTGAGCAGAAGTACAACCAGATGATGGCCAAGGATCTCAGGCAGGGCGGCCGTATCAACACGGCATTGAAGGGGCGCTGATGGCTATCGAGACATTCACCTGGCGGCTGCAGTCTGGCGAGCAGGGCCAGTTCACCTTTGCGGTTCGAACCAAGCGCTTTGCGGATGGATACGGACAGTACGTAGGCGAAAGCCTGAACAACCGTTCGCAGTCCTGGCCCATCACGTACACCGGTACCAAGGAGCGGGTGAAGGCCGTAAAGGCCTTCCTTGATCGGCACCAGGGCGCGAAGGCCTTTCTATGGACGCCTCCGCTTGGAGAGCTCGGCCTGTACAAATGCGCCGGTTACCAGCTCAGTAACCGCGGGGGGCTGATCTACGCATTGGCCGCAACATTCACGCAGACATTCCACCCTTAAGGTCAATCCATGCCCCTGATCAGAGACATCCAGAAGCTGGAGCCTGGCAATGAGGTGATCCTCTTTGAAATCGACGGCTCCGAACACGGCGCCGACGTGCTGCGATTCCACGGCCACGCTATCTCGCACTCGCCCGAGGAACTAGCTGCAGCCGGCGCGAACGCCGATCAGCTGCCGGCCAAGTCGATCTTCTGGCAGGGCAACGAGTATGCGGCCTGGCCAGTGCAGATCGAAGGTATTGGGGCGGACAGCAATGGCTCCGTAGCGCGGCCAACGCTGTCAGCCGGCAACGTCAATGGGCGCATCACAGCTCTGTGCTTGGCCTTCGACGACCTGCTGAAGTTTCAGCTGACCGTGCGCGAGACCCTGGCCCAATACCTGGATGCCGAGAACTTCCCGGGCGGGAACCCTGAAGCAGACCCGGCCCAAGAGGCGCTCGAGATCTGGTACATCGACCAGAAGACCGGCGAAGACGGCGAGATGGTCGTGTGGGAGCTTTCTTCCCCGGGCGAGATTGACGGCTTCGGTCTGCCGGGCCGGCAGATGACTACCTTTTGCCACTGGGCCATGACCAACGGCTATCGGGGCCCTGACTGCAATTACACCGGCGCTGCCATGTTCGACGACGAGGACAACCCCACGGACGACCCTTCGAAGGATCAGTGCAAGGGCTGCCTCAGCTCCTGCAAGTTGCGCTTCGGCGAAACCAACGAGCTTTCCTTCGGAGGCTTTCCGGCCGTATCCCTGATCGCACGGAGCTGACCATGCGCAAACACATCCTGGCCGCCGTGCAAGCGCACGCCGCGGCTGAGTACCCGCGCGAGTGTTGTGGGCTGATACTGGCCGTAGGCCGAAAGCAGATCTACGTACCGTGTAGCAACACGGCAAGCGACCCGGGCGAAGAGTTCCGGATCGCGCCGGAGGAATACGCAGCAGCGGAAGATCAGGGCGAGGTGATCGGCATCGTACACTCGCACCCCGACGCCACCAGTAGGCCGTCACCGCGTGACCTGGCCATGTGCGAAGCCACGGCACTGCCCTGGCACATCCTGTCCTGGCCTGAAGGCGATCTGCGGACCATCACCCCAAGTGGCAGCACACCGCTGCTGGGCCGGCCATTCGTACACGGCGCCTGGGACTGCTGGCAGGCCTGCGCAGACTGGTATCAGCGGGAGTGGGGGCTGGAGTTCCCGGCCTACGCCCGTGAAGACGGGTGGTGGGAGCAGGCCGCCGGTCCCAGCTTGTACGAGCAGGCCTATGAGGCGGCGGGCTTCTACAAGGTCGACCGGCCACAGCACGGCGACATGATCGTCATGGAGGTGGGGCGCACGGCGCACCCGAACCATGCCGGGATCTACTTGGGTGCACACCCGCAGCTGCCCGGCGAGCAGGTCCAGGTAGTCGGCCAAGGCCCATTCCTGCTGCACCACCTGTACGGCAGGCCATCAGAAATCATCGTGTTTGGCGGGCCTTGGCTTGCCCGGACACGCCTTGTGTTGCGTCATCGGGACGCGAAGTGAAAGCGGCCAGGCCGCAGGAGATGAACATGCAGCGTTACATGCTGACAATCCGGGATCTGTTCACGATGAAGGGGGGCGACGTATGTGGCGCCAAGGCTGAGATTGCAATCTTGGATGGTGATACGGAAGTCGACCGAGTAGGGATCACTGGCAAAGTCGGTCCTGGCGGAAGTGGTTATCAGCGAGAGTACAAGGGTAAGCCCGGGCTGAGGGCTGAGCTCAAAGATGGGGTAGGTCAGATCACTTTTATGGCGATCTGACCTCGGCAATCAGCGCTTCGGCTCATCCTCGATGATGTACTCATCGGTGCCTGGGAGATGGTACATGTATGTGGCCGCGTAGCCTTCGCCCATGGTCAAGGCTCTAGCCTGTGCGGCTTCTTTGGTCGGAAATGCACCTACCATGATATTTGGCTCGTCACGTACGACTCCCCAGGTGTAAATCCATCCTGCTTTGCTCTTTGCGTACTGCTCATCACTCATACGGACCTCCTAGGTCATCAATATCCCAGTCCTTGGGCTTTCCGGCAACGGACCGGGGCGGTTCTTTGGAGGCACAACGCTACTACGGAGGCTGTCTGGGCGGTTACTGGGTTTCCATCCAGTCAGGATGCCTGTGCAGATTCAGTAGGGGCTGGAGGAAGAGCCTCGAAGGGACTACCTGTAATGTCGTTGGTACAGCAGCTCAAAACAACGCTTGGCGATCGCCAGAAAGTGCCATCCAGACAATGCAATCAAACCTGTAATACTGAAAGCTGCGGCCCCCAAAGCGGTGATCCCTGTCTGGTTTGTCAGATGCATGAGGTCAGGTGTTAGGTCTTGTGCGACCCATACGTAATAGCTTCCTATCAGAAAACTCGGACCGCCAATGATTGCGAGCGCCCAGCTGTTGACCTCAGCCCAAGGGCGCTTACGTTCGTTCCGGAATAACTGCAGAGCGATATTGAACGCTTTCACTGGGGCCTCCGAGGATCTGTAATGTCGGGTGAAGGCTAAACGCTACTACGACGCTACCTGCTTCGGGTACTGGATTTCCGTCCAGGGTGGATGGGTGGACAGCAATGAGTTAGATTTCTAGTTTTGGGGGCGAATCATGGAAGGGCACAACATACGATTGGAGATGGTTGAGAGTCATGAGCTTGCGGAAAAAATAAATGCGTCCGATAGCGACACCCCATTCATGGATACCAGATGGAGCAAGAACTATGAACTTCATATCATCAATAGGCGGAACGGATGACATAGGGTTTTGTGTGATTGCTCTTAATCGCCCTCCTGAAGTCGCAAAGTTTTTCATCCAGCCGAACTTTCGGCGTTCCGGTCTGGGTATAGTTGTCGCTAGAGATGTGTTCTCTTACATTGAGCGTGTGCACAGCGAAACCTATTCGCTTCAGGTTCTGGAACAAGGTGCTCATGTAGACCGTGCTTGGAGTTTCTGGAGCAAAGCTTTGAAGGGTAGAGTTGCTAGGCAATCTAGGACGAATATCTTGATAGGTGCCTGGGATTAGGATAAACACATTGTATTTGTTCAGCTAACCCAGCCCCGCACTGGACTTTTTGCATCTGGCTCGGTCGCTGCGTAGCTGTGGTAGATTGCTGGTTCGATGCTGCCAACAGAAAAGGACGCCCTGTGAAAGTAAAAGACCTCATCGAAAAGCTACAGAAGCTTGACCAAGACCTGACGATTTATGTTACCTGTGAAGATCCCGATGTGGTTGTTCCAGGCTACGCCGTTCGGCCTTTTGTCATTCATGACGTCTCGGTAGTGGAGGTTGAGTTGACCCGGGATAAGAGCAATCGGCCCGAGATTGCTGCTACAGTAGCCGGCGAAGGGAGTAAATGCGCGACCCTGGAAATAACTGCTGATTTCTGACGCCAGCGCATTAATACAACTCTGAAGCCCAGCGCTGCGCTGGGCTTTTTGCATTTGGCGCCGCCTCCGTCTGGCCGTGGTAGGTGCGTTACTTTCTGGCTGCGACGGTCAGGATAGGCAAATTGCTTCCCGCAGTAACGAATACTGCACTAGATCGTGATAATCATGCCCCCAGTACCCAGCTTTGCGCAGAACACCTTCACGAACGAAACCTGTGCGTTCAAGCAGATGTAGTGAGCGTGCATTTTCGGGGCGAGCGAGCGCTTCTATCCTGTTTAGTTCCATGTATGTGATACCCCAATCAATGCACGAGATAAGCACAGGTGGCATAGGTGGTTTCGCGGCTGGTGGTGCATGGGGGGTCGTTGGTGCGACCGGTGTATCTCTTGCGGTAGGCGGCGTAATCCAGATGCTCAGCCCGCAGGCCAAGGGCCTGAAGACCAGTGCCGCGCCGGAGAATCAGCCGGGATACGCATTTGGCTCGGCACGAAACACCACGGCCAGCGGCAACCCTGTACCGCTTTGCCTTGGGCGCCGGCGGTGGGGGGGCGCAATAATCAGCGCTGCCATTTACGCTGAGGATCAGATGTAGCATCATTTGGCTATTGCTTTTAAGGACAATGGAATGCTGCCAATATTTAATAGGAAATCCTTCAGCGCTTATGCTTGGTTTGAGCGTTTTGTTAACCCTTCCGACAGTGGTGAGATGAATGTTCGCCCCCTGTATCGGCTGTTTGTTTTCGGGTTTTCTTTTATATTTATAATGCTGTCTGTAGATGTGTATGTGACGCTGAAAGTTCCAGAGGCTGCTTGGCACGGTGTTTTTGGAGATTTTTTTGGTGGTGTGGTTAATCCGATTCTCACATTCCTTACGTTTATGGGGCTTTTGATCACAATTGTGATGCAGCGAGTAGAGCTTAGGGAGACAAGAAGAGAGCTTGAGCGCTCAGCCTCGGCTCTAGGTAGCCAAGTTCATGTTGCTCAGCGGCAGAGCAATGAAAATACTTTCTTTAAAATGCTTGAAGCGCATGGAGCATTGGTTTCAAGTATTGATTTGGTCAGCGATGAGAATGTAAGAGTAGTTGGAAGGGATGCTATCAGAGCTTTCTATAGAAGGCTTCGCAAAGAGCTTCACAATATCACAAGAAAAGGCGGATTCTGGCTGGATGGCAAATTGCAGTCGCCCTATGATAAGGGAGATATATGTGCTTTGAAGACAGCTTTTGATACTTTCTGGAAGGCAAACAGTGATGAGCTTCAGCATTATTATGGAGGTATTTTTGTAACTCTTGCATTCGTGGATTTGAAGTTTTGTGATGATAGCCCCTATGTGTCGATGTTTAGGTCTTCATTTTCCGATAGTGAAAAGCTGTTAATGTTTTATTATTCTTTGTGTGTGGCGAACTCAGAGTTTAAGAGGCTGGTAATAAAGTATAATATTGTTGGCGATATCCCTGAGGGTCGGCTCTTGAATGCGGACCATCAGCGTTATTCGTACGATTTGGTGTTGTCGAAAGCCCAATACAAATAATCACCTAAAAGCCTTGGCCTTCGGTTGAAGCCAAGGTTTTTTTTCGCCTGGAGAAAAGTATGGGCGCAGCACAGCAACTGGACATCGTCGGCGCTAAGGGAGGATCGGATAAGCCGAAACAGCCGACTGAGGCGCCGGACAGCCTGCGCTCGGTCGCCGTGGCAAAAATGCTGATCGTCGTGGGCGAGGGTGAGTTCGAGGGTACGCCAACCGCCCGCGACATCTACCTGGACAGCACGCCGCTGGCCGATTCGACCGGCAACCTGAACTTTCCGAACGTGAAGTGGGAATGGCGAACCGGCTCGGTGGAGCAGGGCCATATCCCAGGCATCCCGTCCATCGAGAACGAGATCAGCGAAAGTGTTGAGCTGCGTAGCTACAACGCCTACATCCGCTCTATCGACAGGCTGGAGCTGTCTGCGATCCGCCTGCGCTTTGCCTGGCCAATGCTGCAGTCGGTCGACTCAGGAGGGAACGTCAAAGGCTATCGGATTGAGTACGCCGTGGGCCACTGACGGTGGCGCATACAAGCAGGTGCTGCTGGAGGCTGTCGACGGCAAGACCACCAGCACCTACGAGCGCACCCGCCGCATCGACTTGCCAAAGGCCACCAGTGGCTGGCTGTTGCGCGTCCGCCGTCTGACGCCCAACCAGAACAACAACAAGATCGCTGACACGATGCAGATCGTCGGGCGCACTGAGGTGATCGACGCCAAGGTCCGATACCCGAACACCGCATTGCTGTACATCGAGTTCTCGGCCGAGCAGTTCCGCAACATTCCGGCGGTCACTGTGGACTGTGACGCCCGCAAGTTCCAGGTTCCCAGCAACTACGACCCGCGCTCCAGGGCTTACACAGGTGTCTGGGATGGCACCTTCAAAGAGGCATGGACCGACAACCCGGCTTGGCACACCTACGGCAACACTGTGAACGACCGTTTTGGTCTGGGTCGGCGCATCAAGCCCTGGCAGGTCGACAAGTGGGAACTCTATCGGATCGCCCAGTACTGCGACCAGATGGTACCGAACGGGAAGGGTGGCCAGGAGCCGCGTTTCATCTGCAACCTGAACCTTCAGGGAAAAGCTGACGCTTGGAGCCTGCTGCGCGATATCTCGGCGATCTACCGGGGTATGACCTACTGGGCGCAGGGTCAGGTGTACAGCCTGGCAGATATGCCGCGCGACACCGACTTCGACTTCGCCTACACCCGGGCGAACGTGATCAACGGCAAGTTCACCTACTCGAGCGCCTCGGAGCGCACGCGTTACAGCCGCGCCTTGATCAGCTACGACACCGATGTCACCTCGGTTACTGACCAGAAACTGCAGCGCCGCTATGGCGACAACGTGTTGGAGATCAGCGCGATCGGCTGCACGCGCGAATCGGAGGCCCAGCGCCGCGGCAAATGGGCGCTGCTCACAAACTCGCGGGATCGAGGCATCACCTTCAAGGTTGGGCTCGATGGGCGCATCCCTCTGCCTGGCTATGTGATCCCGGTCGCGGACGAACTGCTTGCGGGGCGGCCAATTGGTGGGCGTATCGCTGCTGTGTCCGGCCGCACCATCGGCTTGGACCGTGACACCCAGGCCAAGGCCGGAGACCGCTTGATCCTCAACCTGCCGGATGGAACCTGCCAGGCACGCACCGTTCAATCGGTGAGCGGCCGGGCCTTAACCGTCACCACTGCCTACTCGGTGGTACCCGAGCCTGAGCTGGTGTGGGCGCTCGACGCTGATGACTTGGCGGTACCGCTGTACCGTGTGACCAGCGTTACCCGCCCAGAGCCTGGTGTGTTTGAGATCAGCGCGGTGCAGTACGACCCGAGGAAGTTTGCGCATATCGACACCGGGGCCCGCCTGGAAGAGCGGCCGATCAGCGTGATCCCGATCACCGTCGTTCCTCCACCGGCTAGCGTGGTTCTGACCTCGAACCATGCCGTAGACCAAGGTATCGCGGTGAGTACCATGACCATTGCTTGGCCGGCCGTGAACGGGGCCGTGGCCTACGACGTGGAATGGCGCAAGGACAACGGGAACTGGATAAAGCTGCAACGCGTTGGGGCGACTTCAGTCGATGTGGTCGGTATCTACGCCGGCCAGTACCTTGCTCGGGTTCGAGCAGTCAGTGCGTTCGATATCTCGTCGATCTGGCGAGACTCGATGCTCACCGAGCTCAAGGGCAAAGAGGGCCTGGCTCCGGCGGTGTCGTATCTGAACGCATCGAGCGAGCTGTTCGCGATCGGGCTGAAGTGGGGCTTCCCACCCGGCGCCGAGGACACACAGCGTACCGAGATCTGGTACAGCCCAAGCAACGACCTGTCGACGGCAACGAAGCTCACCGACCTAGCGTACCCGCAGCGCGACTTCATGCTGCAGGGGCTGGCAGCGGGCGTCTCGTTCTTCTTCTGGGCGCGCCTGGTCGACCGCACTGGCAACATCGGGCCGTGGTATCCCGTGGACAACGGCGTACTGGGGCAAAGCGGCATGGATGCTGCGCCAATCCTCGACCTCATTGCGGGGCAGATCGGAGAGACGGAACTCGGCCAGGACCTCAAGGACAAGATCGACAAGATCCCGGCCTTCAGGACCAGATAGACGCACTGGATGGGCTCAAGGCATACGACCCAGAGCAGGCCTATACCGAAGGCGAGATGGTCGTCGTTGGCGGCCGGATCTACCAGGCCACTCACGACGTACCGGCAGACCCTGAAGGCGGGAATGCACCGCCAAGCGTCAACTACTGGAACGACGTAGGTAAGTCACTGGAGTCGGCCAACGGAGTGGCTGTGCAGGTGCAGAAGAACACGGCCGATATCACCGAGCTGGACGGGGTGGTAACAGCCCAGGCATCGAGCCTGCAGGCGCTCAGGGCCGCCTGGCGGGAAGACGACGGCGAGGGCGACCTCACTGACGCCATGAACGCCTATGACGTCAATGCCGCCTTTGCGCAGGAAGTGATTGTCCGTGCGACAGCTGACGAAGCCCAGGTCCAGCGCACAACAGAGCTGGCCGCTACGGTTGGCGATGTGTCGGCTGGCATCACTGAGCTTGAGCGAACCGTTGCGACAAGCACCGAGGCCACGGCAGAGGCAATCACGCAGATCCGCGCCGAGGTCGGCGAAAGCAAATCCGAGATCCAAATCGTGGCGTGCGCCCAGGCCGACACTGACGACAAGCTGAGTACGATGTGGTCGGTGAAGATGCAGCAGACCAGCAATAACCAGCTCGTCGCGGCGGGCTTCGGCCTGTCGATCGAGAACGACAACAACGGCAACCCGATCAGCCAGTTCCTGGTCAACGCCAATCGCTTCGCTGTGATCGGCGCGCTCGACAATGGGCAGCTCTTCACGCCGTTTGTCGTACAGGCCGGCCAGGTGTTCATGAATCAGGCGTTCATCCAGGACGGCACAATCACCAACGCCAAGATCGGGAGCTTCATCAGCTCGACAAACTACGTGGCGGGCGTGCAGGGCTGGAGGCTGAACAAGGACGGGACGCTCGAAATCAATGGTGTGGTCGCAGGGCAGGGCCGGCTCACGATCACCCATCGTGCAGTGAAAGTGTTCGATGGCAACAATCGGCTGCGCGTCCAGCTTGGAGATCTCACAGCATGACCTACGGACTGCGGACCTGGAACGATGAAAGCGTGCTGGAAATGGATACCGACAGCTTCACGTACCAGGTCATTCACAATCAGCTGTATAGGATAGGCCCTCAAGGAAACGGATTAGTAATCGTCGTACCAATACCCGGTTTCAACCCATCGACCTGTGTTGCAACGTTACTTCCTACGCAAGCGGCCCCGAATACCTATGCGGTGAACGCAATGCCATACATGGCCGTTTATAGCGGGGGGGTAACTCTGCGCGCGATACACCCTGACCAGCCTAGTGGGCTGAATGAAGCTGTGACCGCAATCCAGGTCAGGCTTTTGGTGATGAGGTATAGAAATTGAGCTTCGGTCTGCTGGTAAGGAATGACGATAGTTACATTCAAATTGACGCCGATAACCCCAGGCTATGTGCGATGTATAGCGGCACGTACGCTGCAACTTCTACGTCCGTGACTATCACGTTCCCCGCTCCTGTACGAACTCCCGAGCCGCCGTGTGTGTTCATCCGAAATTCGCCCAGCCAACCCCAAGTTCTCTACAACGGAATGACGGTTTTAGGTGGGCCGGGGGCATGGACAGGGTTCCGGCTTGATGCAACAGGAAACATCGGCTTCAGGCCAGCTGGTAAATGGTTCGCTGCGGTATTTGCCTCCCGATCAGCATCAGCCTGGGGGCTAAGAATGTGGGATGGGGAGGGGGTAATTATTTACGACTCTGGAGCGGCCCCCGTCCTGTTCACCAAGGCAACAAATGCGTGGGCATTTGAGGGCTGGGGGAACTGGACAGACATCGGCTCTGCGTATTATTGGCGCTCGGCCATAACAGGACCGATAGCAACCGATGAATATTTCATGATCAACCCTTTTTCAAGGGGAATTCTTGCACCCAACAGTCCTGACTGGCTGTCAACCGGCGCTCGATTCAACTACTCAGAAAACAGATTGCAGTTGTTTGGCGTCGGTTCGGGGCCGGGTGGGATCACAGCCTGGTCTGATTTAGGCGCGCCTGCAGTGGTATTTGCCCGGCTACCTGGCACTTGAGCCAGCAGTAGAAAACATTTGCTCGCCTCGCGCGGGCTTTTTATTGCCTGGAGAATTTATGTCTTGGTATAGAAGTGGCACGGTTGCAGTCGTGCCTGGAGAGGTCACAGTAACTGGTACAGGCACGGCGTTCTCTGCCAATGGACGTGTAGGTGACGCATTTCAGGGGCCTGATGGGCGCTGGTACGAGGTCACCAACATCGCCAGTGCTTCGGTGCTGTCAATTATTCCGGCCTACCAAGGGGAGGCGGTGACCGTCGGCCATTATGCTCTCGCGCCGATGCAAGGTTATGTGAAGGAGTCGGCGGATAGATTGCGTGCAATCACCGCCGGGCTTGTGAGCGTGGAGGAGGACGTTGCAGCAGCTAAGCAGGCTGCTAGCGACGCAGAAAGCTCAGCGACCCGCGCCGGCGCGTCGGCAACTCAAGCTGGTAACGATCGCGCAGCGGCCGAAATCTCAGCTGGAGCAGCGCTGGGGTCCGAGCAGGCTGCGGATGGATACCGAGTTGCAGCTCAAACGTCCGCTCAGAACGCGCTCGCATATCGAAATGCCGCGGCCGGTCACAATACCCAGGCGTCGGCATCGGCCACCGCTGCTGCGGCTTCGGCGGCGGCAGCTGCGCAGTCCGAACAGAACGTCTCCCACAAGGCGAACGCCGGCGCCAACTCCGACATCACGTCGCTGTCAGCGCTGACTACAGCCCTCTCGATCGCCCAGGGCGGTACCGGCGGGAAGACCGCTGCTGATGCTCGCAGCAGCCTGGGCCTGAAACTGGCGGCTCTGGCAGACATTCTCGGCACAGTCAGCCAGTCCGGCGGCGTCCCGACCGGCGCACTCTTCGAATACGGAGCGAATGCAAATGGCGAATACCTGAAGCTGCCTAACGGCACCATGCTCTGCATGGCAACGGCTGACACGGGCTTGTTCTCTGCAACGAGCTCGAACTTCGTCGGGTCTGCATCGGGTAACACCTACTTCAAGAACATACCTGTCACGTTTGCTGCGCCATTCGCAGGAGCCCCGATGGTCTGGGCCTCAGTCAATTCGGGTGCGGCATGGGGGCTCGTCCGCTTTCAAGTTCGACTTCTAGCGCCTCAATCCAGGTGTACACCACAACTACCGCATCGTCCGGCATCTGCGTATTGGCAATAGGAAGGTGGTACTCATGATCATCAAACTTTCTCCGGCTGGCATCAATCTGCCGTTCGAAGTACTCAGGGCCGGCGACGTGCTCACGCTCAATGGCGCCCGGTTCGATCTGTCGCAGTTGCCTGAAGGCGCGACGCTGCCGCTCGAGGCTTTTCCAGAGTCGCATTTCGCCGGCGATGCGCAGCGCGTCGATGGCGAGCTTCACGTTGTGCTGCGGCTGCCGTATCCACCTGGCGCGGGTGAAGCTGTGCGTTGGCCGGAACCTATCATTGACCCTGCAGACGGCAGGGTCCCGTTGCCGACCGACGGGCTTCCAGATGCTGCGGTAGCGCCCGAGACCTGGCCGCATTCAGACGCCAGCATCGACTGGACTCTGGTCATCACGAGAGAGGGCAAAGAGCAGGCAGCCACTGCCGCTCGCCTTGCCGCCGTGGTCGCTGATGCCGCATTTCGCCGCGCCGCTGCAGACGCGGCAATTGCACCCCTGCAGGACGCAGTCGACCTGGACGACGCGACCGACGCTGAGTTGCTTTCGCTCAAGGCCTGGAAGAAATACCGGGTCGCGCTGAGCCGGCTACCTGAGCAGCCAGGTTACCCGACCGATATCGACTGGCCCGCGCCGCCGGCCTGACCACAGCTGAACACCGATACCCGCCTTGAGCGGGTTTTTTATTGCCTGGAGAAACGCATGGCTCGAATTTCCGACTCCCTGGCGGGCAGCAAGAATGCGCTCGCTTTCCTCGATATGCTGGCCTGGTCCGAAGGCACCTCGACTAGCAAGCACACCCGCGACGATGGTTATGACGTGGTTGTTGGCGGCATCGATAGCCCGAACACGTTCAAGAGCTACAGCACTCACCCTGGCGTGCTGGTGACAGTGAACAATAAGGGCCTGAAGTCCACGGCCGCTGGCCGGTACCAGCAACTCCAGCGCTACTGGCCGCACTATCGCGACCTGCTCAAGCTGCCCGACTTCGGGCCCACCAGCCAAGACAAGCTGGCCCTGCACCTAGTCAAGGAACGTGGCGCCCTGGCGGACGTGCACGCCGGCCGTGTCCAGGCCGCAATTACGAAGTGCCGGAACATCTGGGCCAGCCTGCCAGGCGCCGGGTATGGGTAGCATGAGCGCAAGCTTGATGACCTGCTGGCGCACTACATCGCCGCCGGCGGGAGGCTGGCGTGAACGGCTGGGCCTGGCGCGCTACGGGCTTGCTGCTGTTGCTGGTGTCGTACTGGGGCGCCTATGAGCATGGGCGCACGACGGTGGACGCCGAGTGGCAGGGCAGGTGGGCTGCGCGCGATGCCAGTGACAAGCAGGCCTGGGCGCTGGCCGAGGCTGCAGAGCGGACCAAGGAGCAGGCCCATCAACAACAAATGAACAAGGTGATTCTGGATGGACAGAAAATCATTGACCGTGCGGTGGCTGATGCTGCCGCTGCTCGCGCTGATCTCAGCCTGCGGGACGAAGCCGATCGATCAGCCAGCCGTATCACCAGTCCGGCCGGCGGCCACTCCTGCACTGCCGCCGCAAGCGCGGCAGCTTCCCGCGTCGCCCTGGTGCTTGCCGACGTGCTCAAGCGCGCTGATGAAAGAGCGGGAGACCTGGCGGCTGATGCTGATCAAAGCCGGGGAAGGGGGCTGACCTGCCAGCAATCCTACACTCAGCTAGGTGGTCAATAGCCGATCATGCAAACTGCCATGCTGGCCGCGTGGCTTGGCGGGTTAATCTGAGCTGTTCGTGCATTACTCTTTTGAGATCTTTGCGCCAGGTAATGCAGATGGGGTCATCATTGATCTGAACATTGGCACTATTTGATCTGCTCCGCGCTCATTTAAATGATCATCATCAAAGTAGATAGGGAGCTCATCTTTAGAGCCGGAGCAGCGACCTTTATCGCATAGGTATGGCGTGGGGTCGAGAATTACAATCCCGCACCTGTCTCGCGCTTCCTCTTGCGCATTGAGCACAAAAGCATTTCGTTCCTTGTACTCATCGATGCTTATAAATACGTCTGTTTCTTTCCCAGGTATCATTGCTCGTCGTGCCATTGTTTTTGGTACGTCTAGTTTCATTTCGGGAATCGGCTTCATCATGTAAACCGTTCTATTTTTTGCGAACTCACACGCAGTGCTTATAATTCCTTCTCGAATCTCATCAAGGTATTCCTGTGTTCGTTCGCTATACATTTTTGTTACATATACGGCGGGCTGCTCTATTTCTGCCTTCCTGTCGGGCTCGTTTGGGCCGAAAATATAGGCGCTAGCTCTATTTATTATCACTATCGGAATGTCATGTGGCGCTGCTTTTGATATATCTAACGCGTTTTCTATAAGCTCTGAGCACCGCGACTTAGGGGCAGTGACAATATTTATATTCCTTATTGTTAGACATCCTGAGATGCTTAAGTCTAGGGCGTATAGCTCTTTTGGTAGTGATTTTTCAATAGCACGTATTATCGGTGGGACATGACTGTCACCTAAAACAATTACGCCAAGATTTTCTCCGCCATAATGACACTTTGTAAATGGCTGTCTACCTGGTGTTCTGCATTCTTCCAGTCTGGGGTTTTTATTTTCTGCTTGCTCTAATATTAAACCTACTTTCGTTGCAAAGCTTCTGTTCGGAGCTCCTTCCAGGTGTTTGATTATCAAGCTAGGAGCTGCTACTGCAATAAGTGCAATTAAGATTAATGAAAGTGATTTGGTTGTTGATGAATTTACTGTTTTTCTTCTGGCTCCTTTCTCTATGTGGGTGTAAGACAGGCGGCCGATAAAAAAAGTTAATATTAGGCCGGCAACAATGGCGATGGGGTTTCCTAGCAGCTCAAAGGATGCCATTGTGGCCACGATGGGCCAATGCCATAGGTAGAGCGAGTAAGAGCAATCACCAATCCATTGGGCTGGCCTGGAATCAGTTAGTACCGAATCCTGTCTAGCCGCCGCAATGATGAGCATAGTGCCGATGACTGGAGCCAAAGCTCTCCAGCTTGGCCAATTTGTTGTGGAATCAAAAAAAGTCATCGACAGTATTATAAGAACTGCGCCCGATGCTTCTAATAATCTACCGTTAATTTCTGATGTCGGTGCTTTGCTACGCATAAAAAATACTAAACCGCCGGCCAGCATCTCCCAGGCGCGGGTATGGAAAAGATAAAAGGCAGAAGATCTATCAGCTTCAGATGTATATATGCAAATGGCTAGCGATGACATTGACAGCAATAGTATGCTTGTAGCGAGCGATCGTTGGCGCGGGCTAATTCTCCATACAATCTTTAATATTATTGGGAGGATTAGGTAGAATTGCCATTCAACCGAAAGTGACCAAGTATGGAGCAGCAATTTGTCATAAGATGCTGCGTCAAAATACCCTGCTTCCGATAGAAATTGGAAATTTGAATAAAATCCAATTGCGCTAAGAATGTGTGTTGTTAGTGTGTTGTAATCTGCCTGCGGGAGATAGAACCATCCAAGCAGGAGCAGCACGCCACAGAGTGCCGCAAGCGCCGGCAGCAGTCGTTTAGCTCTGGCTATATAGAATGACGGCAATGAAAAGCTCCCGGCTTTATCATTTAGGCCGGCTGCGATAATTCCAGTCATTAAATAACCAGAGATCACAAAAAACACATCTACTCCGACGTAGCCACCGCCGAATCCAGGAATCCCAAAGTGATACAGGATCACAGCAATAACGGCCCAAGAGCGAAGCCCATTAATATCGCGCCTGAAATTAAAAGTATTCACGGAGTGCTGAGGAGAGCCCACTTAAAATATCCATAAGCAGAAGACGATAGCCATCGTCAATTTAACAGAGCGTAGAGTCTACAGAGCGTAGGTTTTTTTTGCAGCCGTCAAGATGTCTCTTTCGAGTGGTGGGAGACCGCGCAGAAACCCTTGAGCGACTTCGCATATCCGGGCTAGCTTGCTAGGCGAAAGGCCTAGTGGTTAGTTAATGACAGTTCAAGTAGTGAAGGGAAGCACCATGTCTGCCCAGGCCTGCATCATGTCGCGGCGCTGCTCTATGTATGTGGCGTGGTTGTAGACGTCGCGGATTGCGCTGCTGTCAGCGTGGGCGAGCTGCCGCTCGATCCAGTCCTTGTTGTAGCCGCGGGTGTTCATCTCGGTGGAGAAGAGGTGCCGAAATCCATGCGGCGACTGCCGACCGGTATATCCGCAGCGGTCAAGCAGGTTGACGGCATAGTTGATGCCGATTGGGCGGACGGCATCTGACCGGTTCGGGAACACGTACTTAATGCCGCCGGATATCGGCAGCATCGAGCGTAGTATCTCCACGGCCTGCCGCGACAGCGGTACCACGTGGTCACGGCGCATCTTCATCTTGCTGGCAGGGATGGACCAGGTCGCCGTGCCCAGATCGATTTCCGCCCATTCGGCCTTGCGCACTTCTGCCGGCCGGCAGACTGTGAGGATCAGCAGCTTTGTTGCGCACTGCAGTTGCAGGCCTGACTGGCTTCTTTCAATGGCATTGATGATGGCCGGCATCTCAGTGAATGCCAAGAACGGCCGGTGTTTATGCGGCGCCATCTTCTCAGTGACAGTGTGCATTTCCGCCGTGGGGTTGTTCTCGATCATGCCGGTTGCAATCGCATATCGGAACACCTGACCCATCCACTGCCTGGTCTTGACCGAGGTGGTCAACGATCCTCGGCGCTCAATCCTGCGAATAAGCGTGATCACGTCTGACCGCTTGATGGAATCAATCTGTCGCAGGCCAAAGGCTGGCAGTACATCCAGCTCCATCGCATTCGAAATAATCTTGATCGTCGACTCGGTCAGGCTTCCCTTCCTGAATTCCAGCCACTCGTCATAGACTCGGCGGAATGTCCTCTCCTGAGCGCCGAGGCGCTCTGTCTTCTTCACCCGCCTTGATTCGCGTGGGTCTTTTCCTTGCGCAACATCCTCCCGCGCTTCATCCCGACGCGCGCGCGCCTCCTTCAAGCCAACCTCTGGGTAAGTCCCAAGCGAAATCCTGGCCTGCTTGCCAAGCCATGTGAACCTGAAATGCCAGCTCTTTACACCCGTATCGGCGATGTACAGCGTGAGCCCGAGCGAGTCCGCAAGGGTGTAGCCCTTTTCCCGTGGCTTGGCCTGCCTGGCTGCGGTGTCAGTGAGCGCCAC